ATATAACGAAGACGCCATGACTATAACAGTGGAAGACGGAACAGTAATCGCTAACGCTGATTCTTATGTGGACGTGGCAACAGCGGATTTGGCGTTGCCGGAGGATGTAGGGGTTGGAACTGCAGCTTGGAATGCCTTGGATGAGGAGTGGAAGGAAGAAGTTCTGAAGGAGGCTACCAAAGCATTGGAGACGAGGTTTAGGTATTACGGTAATCCGACAGTGTCGGGACAGTCCCTTCAATGGCCGCGAACTAAAAACTACGATGATAAGGGAGATATTATTAACCCCGGAACAATACCAAAACAGCTGATAGATGCTCAGATTGAGCTGGCTCGATACTTTGCTGGGGAGTTGGACGATATTCACAACATAGTGGATGGAGGAGGAGTACCAAAATCCTGGGCTACAGATGGCATGAGCATAGCGTTCGATACTATGGTGTTGGATTCGAGTAAGGATGAGAAGGGTCAAGGAGTTCTAATGGGAACTCGGTTTGTCGACGTAGAGTTACGTCTCCGTTCAATCGCTACTTGGAAAGATTTGGATTGGCTCCAGAGAAGCAAGCAGACTGTGGTTGATAAGACGCCATGAGTTTGAGTCGGTCTATAAGGAAAGCCACGAAGGCCGCACTAAGGTCGATAAATTCTATTGCGGAAGATATCAAGTTCCATAGGACAGCTTCTGCAGTTTATGATGTCGATACAGGAGCTGACAAGAGAAGGACTGTACCTATTCCATTAAAGGGTTGGTTTACTTCGTTTGAAGAGCGACATATAGATGGCAATAATGTTCAGCCAGGAGATAAGAGGTTAACGTTTTCGGTTACTGATGTAGATATTGAACCGACGTTGAGTGATTTTATAGTTGATGGAAGTGATCAGAAGTGGGAAATAATTAATATTAAACTTCCTCCTCCAAAGATCCTTTACATCTTGCAGGTACGGAGACCGTAGTGGCTGGACCTAAAGAATTTCGTGGAGACCTTAATCGCTACAATAAGAAGGTGAGGTCTGTGTTAGTGGACATACTTGGTGAATCAATTAAGGCTACTCGCTTGAAAGTGGCTACTCGCACACCAATTTTAACAGGTAGAGCGTCAGCTTCGTGGAATGCGAGCATAGACGCGCCGAACTACACTCCTAAATCAGTGGGATACCTTAATCCAGGGGGTGCGCCGTTTGATGGATCTGTTAGTTTAGGAGGCATACGACTCGGTTCGGTAGGTCATGTATCGAATGGAGTTCATTATATAGGAAAGTTAAATGCCGGATCGAGTGTGAAGGCGCCAGCAGGTTTTGTAGAGGCTACGGTGTTGGAGTTTGAGCTAGCACTGCCGGCAATTGTGGCGACAGTGCGAAGACGGATTCGTGTCTGATGGTAGCCCCTAATCAATTTGACGATGAGCGAATGGTGTTGGAGAAACGGTTTAAAACTAAATGGGCTCTTTCAGGTAAAACGAGAATTAAATGGGAGAATGCGTCGTGGACTGAGCCAAAGAAAGATGAGACTTGGGTGGCGTTTACGATAGTGACTGCAGATGCTGTTGAAGTAGGAATAGGAACTACGAATCTTTCTCGATACGGTGGAACTGTGATTATTCAGGTGTTCCAGAAGGAAATGACTGGTACTGGAAAAGCTAGTATTCTAGCCGGTCAGGCAGCGGATATTTTCAGAAGGCTGGAGATCTGCGAAGACCAGTCTGGTTTGTTACGTTTCCGTATCCCTTCGCAGGTAAGAGTAGGATTGAACAATGGGTGGTTTCAGATAAACGTGAGTTGCCCATACTTTCGAGATCAACGCCACGGATTAAATACTCTGTGAGGAACTAAAGATGCCGCCAGTATGCCCACCAGCAACAGCTGACACAAATAGAACTAGCCTTCATTATGTTATTGAAGATGACGCTTGTTGGGGGGCGACTCCTGACGTCGGTGCTCTAGCTCCGAAAGGGTTTGAGTTGAGGATGACAGGTGAGACACTTGTCCACAATAAACAGACCATTGTTTCAGAGTCTATTCGAACAGACCGAATGCGGGATACTATTTCCGAGGTTGGCGCGTCCGTTGAGGGAGATCTGAACTTCGAGCTGTCTTTCCGAGATTGGGAAGCTATGCTCCAGGGGGCTCTTGCTAACGATTTCGAGTACATAATTGAGCGAACGATGCTGGCCGGTGATGTTGGAGTTACCGGTTCTACAAATAGGTATGATGTACTCCAAGGTACGGTTGATTTTGAGAACTTCGTTATAGGCGCAGATGTTCACGTAGCTGGCTTTGAATTGAATACCATTAATAATGGGCGGATGCTCATTGTTACGGTTGATGCCGCTGACCAGTTCATGACAGTCAACAACGAAGTTGTACCGGTTACTACTTTGACAGACGAGGATTCTGGATCAGGCCTACCTCTAGTGTTTAAGACGCCGAAAGGTATCTTTACAGATCTGGAAGTTCAGAGTAATGATGGTGTTGGGTCAGGAGCTACAGATTTCTTAGTCGATCTTAATCTAGCGGTGGGTCAGACGATTCGAATGGAGCGGTGGGATGTTACGGGCAATAACGGAGTGTTTAAGATCGCTGCTCTGACTGCAAATTTGATGACGTTGACAACGGTGGCTGGTGCAAATCCTGCACTGACTATCGAGACAGCGGGTACGGTTATTTTGACTGCGCAACGTCTTAAGAATGGTAAAGAGAGAAAATCTTTCTTGCTCCAGAAGCTTTTTGGCGACATCACCCAGTATTTCTACATGACGGGTTGTCGTGTTGGTCAAATGACCTTGAATACGGAAGCGCAAGCTTTAGTAACGGGGTCCTTTTCTTTCCAGGGTAAAGAAGGTATATCGCAGCAAACTTCTGTTTTGGGTAGTGAAGTGCCAGCAGGCATTAAGGATGCGTTAAACGCAACTACTAACGTTGGTAATATTTCTGAGGCTGGGGTACCGTTATCTACCGCGATAAGGTCGATTGAATTAACAATAGCTAACAACCTGAGACCGAAGCCCCAGCTAGGCAGTCGCTCACCGGTAGACATCGGCTACGGTTTTATCGATATTACGGGAACTGCTGCGGTATACTTTGAAGATGCAGCTTTGCTGGCGAAGTTTATCGCCCATACATCGAGTTCGCTAGCGTTCACTTTCACGGATAGCGATGGAAATGTGCTTGTTATCACAATTCCAAGACTGTTCTTTACAACTGGGTCACCGATGGCTCCAGGTGGTAACGATGATGTCATCCTATCTATGGAATTTACAGCAGTAAGAAATGTCGTTGATGATGCGGTTATAATTATCGACGCACTACCCGCCGCTATCTAGAGGTTAGGGTAAACAATCACGGCCTGGATTAGTTCCAGGTCGGTAGCTACCAAGAGGAAACGGCAATGGAATTTGAGAAATTTGCGACAGATGAAAAATTAGAAGAACTTGGGCGATGGTTTCCAGTAGGTGAGGGAGCTTCATGTTTAATCGCCAGAACGGGTAACACTCGTTACAGAGAAATGCTTAGGAACAAGCTCGGCGTTTACGAGCAGTCTCTCCAACAAAGAATCCTTGATGATAATACGGCTGATGCGGTGCTCATTGAAGTCATGGCAAAGACGATCTTATTGGGGTGGAAGGGGTTTGAAGATAAAAAGAAGGAAGTTCCATATACAGTCGAAGCTGCTATTGGGTACTTGACTAAGTACAAGGATTTCAGAAACTTTGTGGCTCGATCTGCTGATAACATGTCGGCGTATCGGAAGGGTGCTACGGAGGAGGATCTGGGAAAGTTACCGATCGAATCCGATGGGAGTTTAGATGGGGAGCCGACGAGCAGTTCTTGAGAGGGGTCGAGAAGGACACGGGGAAAACTCCGTTAGCTCTTCAAAGAAAACCCCAACTCAGCCATCAGGCAGCTTTTTACCACGAAGTGTTCTGGGCGCTGAACGTAGCGCGAGAACCGAGTCCCTATGGATTGGTCCCATTGCAGCCAACTCAGATTTTGGCTGCTGCCGATATGTTCGGGGTATCAACGCCCGACGAACGAGAACATCTTTTTGCTTTTATTACTCGTCTAGACGTCGAATATCGACAGATACAACTCGACTTGGCCAAAAAAGAGGCAGAAGCAGAGAAGTTGAAGGTTGCTGCGAAGGCTGCTGTGAAGTGAGGCAAATCTAATGGAGGTCGCTCGTCTAGATATAGTAATTAAGCATCAACAAGCTGTTAGGGCGACCACGGCGGTGTCGAAAGGCTTAAAGAAAGTAGGTGATACTGCTGAACGGGAGGGAAAGAAGGCTGAAGGGGCATTTTCTAAATTAAGAAAATCTGTGTTTAGTGTAAGAGGGGCATTAACTGGGTTAGGTGGTGTGCTGGTCCTACGCTCGGTAATCTCGACGATCAGAGATTTCGAGTTAAGTATGTCAGGGGTAAAGGCTGTAATTGGAGCCACTGATGAGGAGTTCAAGGCCCTATCTGAGTCAGCTCGTCAACTTGGCGCTACGACTACTTTTACTGCAAGTGAAGCTTCGGACGCAATGTTCGAGTTAGGTCAGGCAGGTCTAGATACAGTAGCAATTTTAGGGGCAGTGGCTCCAACTCTTGGGTTAGCTCAAGCGGGTATGTTGGGTATGGCAGAGGCTGCTGGCATAACGGCGAAGGTGTTGAATAACTTTGGAATTGCTGCTTCAGATACTGCAAGGGTAACGGATATTTTGACTCAGGCTGCTAATGCAGCGGCAACGGGAGTACGGTCGACGGGTGTAGCTCTTAAATTTGTTGGTCCAATTGCTGCAAATATGGGGATAACTTTGGAAGATACCACAGCGATCATCGGTGCGTTGTCGAATGCAGGTTTGGACGCTAGTTTGGCAGGTACTGGTTTGAGACAGATGCTTTTAGCCTTAGCTGCCCCTGGAAGCGTGGCTATTCAAACATTGGATAAACTGGGTATTTCGTTGTCAAGTATTGATCCTGTTGCTAATAATGTCGTTGATGTTCTTGAGGAGTTTGCTAAGGTTAGTATTGGAGCTGGCGATGCTTCGTTGATTTTTGGTGCTCGAGCGGCAACTGCGGTTACATCATTAGCTAGAAATATCCCACTGGTCCGTTCTCTGAGGAAGGAGATAGGTGAAT